CGCGGCGAGAAAGGCGTTCCGATGAGCAAGGCCGACGAGATCCCGCTGACCAAGCTGCCCAAGGCCGAGCTCGCCGACAAGTGGGGCGCGCTGAAGGCTAGGCTCAAGAAGATCGACGCCGAGCTCGACCTCCTGAAGGAGGAATTCGAGCGCCGCCGCCTCACCGTGGTCGAGGGCGCGAAATTCTCCGTCGTCAGGTCGACGCGCAGCTTCGAGGCGCTCGACATCAAGGGCGTCCGCGCGGAGATGGGGCCGGCCTGGTGCGCCGAGCATTCGAGCCCGTCCAATCGCGTCACCTACGAGGTGCGCGCCCTGAGCGCGGAGGAGCGGGCGGCCAAATGACCAATTATTACTATTCGACGCGCGCCGTGCAGTCGAAATTCGATCCGCTGAGGCTGTTCGCCACCGAGGCCGAGGCGCGCGCCTTCGACCGCGGCTGGGCGGCGCAGTTCCTCGCCTCGCGCAGCTACGACGACGTCGCCAAGGCGCTCGAATCGGGCGATCCCGGCTTGAAGGAGACGCTGCGCTTTCTGGTCGACGAGATCCCGGACGGCGGCGGCGACGCGGACGCCGGCGAGGCGCGTTGCTTTCGATAACGGTCCTTCCCACTAGCAATCCTGACCCTTGCGGAGGCGCCTGATGACGCCGTTGAACGCTCTTGCGATGGTGGCCCGGACGCAGAGGTGGAACGCGCTCGTCAACAAAAAGGCGATCGCCGTCAGCTTCGAACGGACATTCGTCAAATATATCCACCCGACCAAGGGCTGGCGGCGTGTCTCGAACCGCCGCCTCGGCATCCGCGACGCCGCGTGAGCCGGCAGGAGATCGGCCGATGGTTGATATCCTGCGGCCGCGCTTTCGACAGCCCTGTTTCGAATGCGGCGAGCCGGTCCCGGCGCCGCGCGTCGAGCGTTTGCGCCACATCGCCGAGCAGCAGGGCCGGGCGTTCCTGAAAAGCGATTTGCTCTGCGTCGTGTGCGGACCCGCGAAGGACGCGGAAAGCCGCGACTGCGTCGTCAGCCGGCCGAGCCGGCCGCCTTCGAACACATAAGATCACGATCGTGATGTCCGACGAGCTGGTTGCAATGGACCAGACGTCTGGCGTTCCGGCGCCGGGGCTCACGGATGCACTGACCTCGGCGGCCGGTTACGCGCTCGCCGAAAAGTCCGACGCGACGCGGCTCGCCTATCGCGCGGACCTCAAGCACTTTTGCGCGTGGTGCAAAGGCGTCGGGGCGGCGGCGATCCCGGCTCGCGCTTCGACCGTCGCCGCCTATCTCGCCCATCTCGCCGATTCCAGGCGCTCGGTTTCGACGATCCAGCGCCGCGCGGCGGCGATCCGCTACGCCCACCAGCTCGGCGGCCACGACGCGCCGACCCACGCCGAGGCGGTCAAGGCGGTGCTGCGCGGCATCCGCCGCAAGCTCGGAATCGCCGTCAAGGCGAAGTCGCCGGCGACGGCGAAGCTCGTCCTCGAAATGACCAGGCGCATCGCGCCCGATCTCGCGGGCAAGCGCGACAAGGCGCTGCTGCTGCTCGGCTTCGCCGCGGCGCTGCGGCGCTCGGAGCTGGTTGACTTAAAAGTCAATGCGATCGAGCGCGCCGCGGACGGCGTCATTCTTCATATCGTGCGCTCCAAGACCGACCAGGAAGGCGCGGGGGCGGAAATCGCCGTGCCGCGCGGGCGAAAGCTCGGCGTCATCGAGGCGCTCGACGACTGGCTGGCGGCGAGCGGCATCGCCGACGGGCCGCTGTTTCGCCGCGTCGCGAAGGGCGGTACGGTTTTGGACGCCGGGCTGACCGGGCAGTCCGTGGCGCTGATCGTCAAGAAGAGGGCGAAGGCGGCCAAGGTCGATCCGGCGCTGTTCTCCGGCCATTCGCTGCGCGCCGGCTTCGTCACCTCGGCGCTCGAGGACGGCGCCGACATCCTCAAGGTGATGGACGTCACCCGCCATCGCGCGGTCAAGACGCTGAAGGTCTACGACCATCGCGCCAAGGCGTTCAAGAACCACGCCGGAAAGGGCTTTCTCTGATGCTGAGCGAGCAGGAGCTGCGGCTGATCGCGCTCGAATCGGCAATGGAGATCGAGGGACAGAAGGCGACGACGCTGGAAGTGCTCGACGCCGCGCAGTCGATCCTGGATTTTTTGAAAGGCGTCCATCCCGAGCGTCCGGCGCGGACGAACTGACCGGCCGATCATGAAGATGCTCCGGCCGATGCTGAAGCCGGCCGACACGCGCGCCGCGCATATCCCCGAGAAGACCGCCGACCCGTGGTATCTCACGCCGGAACACCGCGCCTGGCGCGAGCAGGTGATCGCGCGAGCGGGCGGCGTCTGCCAGCGATCAGGCTGCGGGCGCAAAGAGCAGCGGATGTTCGCCAATCACATCGTCGAGATCAAGGACGGCGGCGCTCGCCTCGACCCGGCCAACGGCGAGTGTCTGTGTGGCAGGCATCATTCGCTCGTCACAATCGCCGAGCGGCGACGAAGGCTCAGCCACCGAGGAGCGCCGAGGGGGTAGGGGGTTTAATTCCCCGCCGACGGCGCTGCTTGCAACCGGTCACACCGCCACGCGCACAATTTTTTCCGTTTGGTTTTGCGGAAACCAAAGGGGCTAGCGCTCTCAATGACTAAGTCGCGTGGGATCGGGCGCGGCGGCAAGCGGTCGAACCCCGGCGGCCGCCCTCCCAAGGCGAAAGGCGAAACGCCCAAGCAGTTCGCCGAGAAGATCGTCGAGGAGATGGACGCGATCCTCGCGAGCCAGCCCGCCCCGGAGCTCGAAGACCTCATCAAGACGGCCTACCGCACGCTGGACGAGGTCATGCGCAGCAGGTTCATCGAGGCCGCCCCCAAGATCTCGGCCGCCCGCGCCGTGATGGCCGAAGCCGCGCGCCGGGCCGGGGGCGGGCGGTCGGGCAAGAAGGGGCAGCAGGCCGAGGCGGCCAAGGCGGTCGGCTCCGGCCGCTTCGCGACGCCGTCGGCGCCGCGCCTGGCCGTCGACAACACATGAAGCCCTGGTCGACCGCCTGCCCCGACTGGGAGCGACGCATCCGCGACGGGCGCTCGCTGATCCCGTTCGATCCGCTGTTTCCCGCCGAGGCGCAGGCCGCGCTGGACATTTTCGGCGATCTCAGGCTTGTCGACGTCGCGGGATCGCCGGCCATGCGCGAGGCCTCGCGCCGCTGGGTCCTCGACTTCGTCGGCGCCGTCTTCGGCGCCTACGACGCCGAGACCGGCCGGCGCCTGATCCGTTATTTCTTCCTGCTGATCAGCAAGAAGAATTCCAAATCCACCACGGCCGCCGGCATCATGCTGACGGCGCTGCTGCGCAACTGGCGGCTCGAGGGCGAGTATGTCATCCTCGCCCCGACGGTCGAGGTCGCCAATAATTCGTTCAAGCCCGCCCTCGCGATGATCAAGGCCGACGACGAGCTCGCCGGCCTGCTGCATCCGCAACCGAGCCTTCGCACCATCACGCACCGCAACACCGGGGCGACGCTCAAGGTCGTCGCCGCCGACAGCCAGACCGTCGGCGGCAAGAAGACGATCGGATTGCTGATCGACGAGCTCTGGCTGTTCGGCAAGGTCGCCGGCGCCGAGAACATGCTGCGCGAAGCCGCGGGCGGCCTGGCCTCGCGCCCCGAGGGCTTCGTGATCTATCTCACGACGCAATCGGACGAACCGCCCGCCGGCGTTTTCAAGCAACAGCTCCAGGAGTTTCGCGACATCCGCGACGGGGTCGTCGTCGATCCGCGCAGCCTCGGCGTGCTCTACGAGTTTCCGCGCGCGATGGTCGAATCCAAGGCCTACGAGCAGCGCGCCTTCTGGCACATCACGAACCCCAACCTGGGGGCCTCGGTCGACGAGGAATATCTCGTCGATCAGCACGCCAAGGACTCCCGCAAGGGCCCCGCTTCGCTCAACGGCTTCTACGCCAAGCACCTCAACGTCGAGATCGGCCTGGCGCTGCGCCTCGACAATTGGCCCGGCGCGCGCCACTGGCTCGCGGCGGCCGAGCCCGGCCTGACGCTGGACGGCCTGATCGAACGCTGCGAGGTGGTCACCGGCGGCGTCGATGGCGGCGGCCTCGACGATCTGCTCGGCCTCGCCGTGCTCGGGCGCGAGAAGATCAGCCGCAAGTGGCTGCTGTGGACGCACGCCTTCGCCCATCGCGGCGTGCTCGCGCTGCGCCAGGAAATCGCGCCGCGGCTACTCGATTTTGCCAAGGTCGGCGATCTCACGATCGTCGACAGGATGGACGACGCCTTCGCGGCGATCGCCAGGATCTTCGACCGCCTTAACAAGGCCGGACTGCTCAGCAAGATCGGTTTCGACCCCGTCGGGGTCAAGCTGATCGTCGACGCGCTCGCGGCGCTGGAGACGCCGATCACCGAAGAAGGCGGCCAGGTCCAGGGCATTTCCCAGGGCTATAAGCTGCAGGGCACGATCAAGGCGACGGAGGACAAGCTCTCCGACGGCGATCTGCGCCACGGCGCTCAGGCGCTGATGGCTTGGTGCGTCGGCAACGCCAAGACCGAACAGACCGGCAACGCCATCCTCATCACCAAGGCGGTCTCCGGCGTCGGCAAGATCGACCCGCTGATGGCCGCCTTCAACGCCGTCGCGCTGATGAGCCTGAACCCCGAGGCGCAGGGCTCCGTCTATACCGCCGACCGCGGCCTGGTCGTCTTCGGCTGAACGAGGCCCCCGGCATGAAACGTCTCGCGCGGTTGGCCGCGGCGCTGGCCGAAATCGTCGGCTGGCGCGAAAGCGCGCTACTGGCCGGCCTCGGGCTGGTCGCCTACGGCGCTCACGCCATTTACGCCCCGGCGGCGTTCTTCATTCCCGGCTGCGTCCTTCTCTATCTCGCGATCGTCGGACTGCGCTGATGGGCTTCCTCGACCGTTTCAAGCGCTCGACCGATTCCACGCAGGACGAGATGCTGTGGAACACGATGTTGTTCAACAGCGAGTCAAACGCCGGGGTCAACGTCAACCAGCAGACCGCGCTCAACGCCACCGCCGTGATGGCCTGCGTGACGATGCTGGCCGAGGACTTCGCCAAGCTGACGCCGCGCATCTATCGCATCGACCCGGACACGGGCGTGCGCAGCGACGCCGACGACCATCCGCTGTACGATCTGCTCTACGAGCCGAGCGACTGGCAGAACTGGTTCGAATTCGCCGAAATGCTGCAATGCAGCCTGTTGCTGCGCGGCAACGGCTACGCCGTCGTCGTTCGCGACGGCCGCGGGCGTCCGATCAAGCTGATTCCGGTCAACGCCGACTGGGTCGCGCTGTGGGAAGCGCCGACCGGCGAATTGTTCTATCGCGTCACCGCCAACGGCCTGCACATGATGGCCGAGATGAGGGGCGAGCCCTTCCTCGTCCCGGCCGAGGACATGTTCCACATCCGCGGCTTCTCCGCCAACGGCCTGCTCGGCGCGAGCCGCATCATGCTCGCCAAGGAGGCGATCGGCCTCGCGCTCGCCCAGGAACAGCAATCGTCGCGCTGGATGGCGAACCGCGCCGCGCTCTCGGGGGTCCTGACGACCGACGCCAAGCTGACGAGCGACGCCGCCAAGCGCATGGCGCAGGATTGGAAGGACATGAAGGGCGGCCTGCAGAACGCGGGCAAGATCGCGGTGCTCGAGCAGGGCCTGAAATACCAGCCGATCGCGATGACCGCCAATGATCTGCAGATCATCGCGCAGCGGACGTTCCAATTGCAGGAGGTCGCGCGCATCTGGCGCGTGCCGCTGCACATGCTCGGCGACCTGACGCGATCGAGCAACAACAACATCGGCCAGCAGAGCCAGGAATACATCAACCTGACGCTGTCGAGCTACACCTCGCGCTGGCGCTGGAAACTGCACACCAAGTTCGGGCTGCGCCCAGGCGGCCTGTTCATCGACTTCGATCTTTCCGAACTCACCCGCGCCGACATCACCTCGCGCTTCAACAATTACGCCCGCGCGATCTCGGGTGGTTTTATGACGCAGAACGAAGCGCGCAAGGACAACGGCATGGATCCGAAACCGGGCGCCGACGTGCTGCTGTCGCCCTCCAATCTCAGCGCAGCGGGCAGCCAATCGACCGGCGCCGGCGCCGACGGCGGCGGCCGCCCCGCGGACGGCTCGGCCGACGCCAAGCTCGCCGGCTTCGTCGGCGATTGGATGCGCGCGCATGGCGCGGCGACGATCGCCGACGCGCTGGTCAATTATCGCGAGGCGGCATGAACTCTCATTTTCTTTCGCCTGGCGCTTGGGGGCGGTTCGTGACCTCCGCGCCGGTATCGACGCGCGCCGCCGGCGACCGCACGATCGACTATATTTTTTCCGACGAGTCGGTCGCGCGCGACGGCAACACCATCTCGACGGCGGGATGGCGGTTGGAGAACTTCCTCGCCAATCCCGTCTTTCTTTGGGCGCACGACTCGTCTCAGCCGCCGATCGGCAAGGTGACGCAGATCGGCGCGGTCGGCGACCAATTGCGCGGTTCGGTGCGATACGCCGAGGCCGACGAATATCCGTTCGCCGATACGATTTTCCGCCTCACCAAGGGCGGCTTCATGAACGCGACCTCGGTCTCGTGGCTGCCGATCGAATGGCGCTATGCGAGCGACAAGAACCGGCCCGGCGGCATCGATTTCAAGTCCCAGGAATTGCTCGAAATCTCGGCCGTGCCAGTTCCCGCGCTCGCCAGCGCCCTCGCCACGGCGCGAGGCTCGGGCATCGACACGCAGCCGATCTTCGATTGGGCGAGCCGCGCGCTCGACCTCGGCGGCTTCGCCGTCATGCCGCGCGGCGAACTCGAAACCTTGCGAAAGGAAGCCAAGATGGCTGCAAGCGCCCGCGCCAAAAAGGCGGCGGATTGGAAGGTCGGCGCCGCGCGCGACCTTCCCGTGTCCGGCAAGGACGGCTGGGACGGCCCCGAAGCCGCCGAGCGCATGCTCGACGCGGCCGGCTTCAACGGCGATTCTCCCGACAGCGCCAAGGCGCGCAAGGGCTTCCTGCTCTACGACGCCGCCAATCCCGACCTCAAGGGCTCGTACAAGGAGCCCTTCGCCGACGTCGTCGACGGCAAGCTGACGGCGACCGCCGGCGGCGTCCGCGCCGCCGCCTCGCGCCTGCCAGACGTCGAGGGCGCCTCCGACGAGGCCAAGGCCGAGGCGCGCAAGGTGCTCGACGGCTACGAGGCGAAGCTGAAGGATGAAAAAGACAACCGCGCCGCAGTGAGGCCGTCGATGCGCGTCCTGGCGGCGGCCTATCGCAAGCGCGGCCTCTACGAACTTTCGATGCTCTGCGATCTCATCGGCTACGCCGAATATGTCTATCAGCGCGTCGTGGCCGAGGCCGCCGACGAGAACGATGGCTCGCCGTTGCCCGCGCGCATGGCCGCGTGGCTCGACGAGGGCAACCTCATCATCGCTGCGATGGCCGCCGAGGAGACCCAAGAAAACATCAAGGGCGCCCAGGGCGGCGACAGCGTCGAGGCGCAAGTCGACCGCGCCGTCCGCCGCGCGCTCGTGGGACTCGGCATCGAGCGCGCCGGCCGCGTTCTTTCCGCCGACAACGAACGCTGCCTGCGCGCCGCGCACGAGCACATCAAGCAGGCCGCCGACATGGTGGTCTCGGTCGCCGATCAGAACAATGATCCCGACGACGCCGACCCCGAACAGGGCGACGGCGACGAGGCGCGCGCGCTGCGCGCGCGCCGCGCCAACGCGCTGCGCCTCAAGCACAACGCCTGATTTCCAGCAATTCCGGCTTCGCCGGATCGCCCCTTTCGGACCCTTGGGCAAGGTGACCGCAGCGTCGTGAGACGCCGCTTCCCCCGCCGCGCCGTGAGGCGCCGCAAAGATGGAGCCTAATATGGAGAAGCTCGCTGAGCTGCGCCGCAAACTCGGCGTGGCGATCGACGAACTGAACACCGACGCCATCCTCGCCGACGCCGCCCTCTATGCGGCGAAAGAGACGGAAATCGTCACCATCCGCGGCCAGATCGATCGCGTCGAGCGCGCCCGCGCGCAGTCCGCCGCGCTGGCCCGCCCGGTGGACGCCGCCGGCGGCGATGCGCCTGCGCAAGAGATCGAGTGGTCGCCCCCGGCGCGCTCGTTCCATATGAACGACGCGATCGTTCGCGGAGACGTCGGCGCCTTCGCTGGGCAGGCCTCGGCGCAGTTTTCGCGCTATTTGCGCCAGGCGCGCGCCCATCTCAATTTCCAGCCGAAGGACGGCGAGCACTTTCGCAGTTTCGGCGAGCAGTTGCAGGCCGTCGCGCAATACGCCAACAGCCGCGGCGCCAAGGAAGACTCGCGTCTGGTGCGTGCGCCGGCCGAATTCTCGCGGGCGCCGACCGGCGCCGGCGAAGTCGATCCGACTGGCGGCGGCTTTCTCATTCAGACCGATTTCTCCACCGCGATCTGGATGCTGGCGCACGACATGGGCGAGATCCTGGGCCGCGTCAACAAGGTGCCGATCAGCGCCAACGCCAACGGCCTGAAAATCCCCGGCATCGACGAAACCAGCCGCCTGACCGGCTCCCGCTGGGGCGGCGTGCAGTCCTACTGGCTCGATGAGGGCACCGCGCCGACGCCCTCCAAGCCGAAGTTCCGCATGATCGAGTTCAACCTGCACAAGCTGATCTCGACCATGTACATGACCGACGAACTTTTGCAGGATTCGACCGCGTTGACGGCGATCGCCGGCCAGGCGTTCTCGGAAGAAATTATGTTCATGACCGAGGACGCGATTTTCGAAGGCTCCGGCGCCGGCCTGCCGCAGGGCGTCATCAACGCGCCGGCGCTGATTAGCGTCGCCAAACAGAACGGCCAGACGACCGGAACGATCGTCAAGGAAAACCTCGACAACATGTGGGCGCGCTGCCTGTCGCGCATGCGCAAGAACGCGGTGTGGTTCATCAACCAGGATTGCGAGCCGCAGCTCAACCAGCTCAATCAGGCGGTCGGCACCGGCGGCCAGCTCGTCTATTTGCCGCCGGGCGGTCTCTCCGGCGCGCCCTACGCCTCGCTCTACGGCCGGCCGCTGGTGCCGACCGAGTACAATTCGGCGCTCGGGACGCCCGGCGACATCCTGCTCGCCGATCTCAGCACTTATACGCTGATCGACAAGGGCGGCGTCCAGGCGGCGACCTCGATGCACGTCGCGTTCCTCACCGATCAGCAGGTCTTCCGAATCACCTATCGGGTCGACGGCAAGCCGATGCTGACCAGCGCCATCACGCCGTTTAAGGGTACGCTGACCAAGTCCGCTTTCGTCGCGCTCGCCCAGCGCTGAGCGCGCTTCGCACACTTCGAGTGGCGAATAGCGAGTGGCGAAGAACCGCTGCTCGCCTCGCCATTCGCCGTTCGCCAATCGCTTCTTTTCAGGAGATTCCCCCATGGGTGTCCAATACCAGATGGCGGCGCAGTTCCCGCCCGTCACGCTTCTTCCCGCCGCCGCCGACGCGGCGGGGCGCACCGGCGTCTACGCCAGTCTTCGCAACGCGCTGAAAGCCTGGGTGATCGTCGAGGTCAACCAGGGCAACGCCGCCACCGTCGCGCTTACGCTGCTCCAGGCGACGTCCTCGGCGGGCGCCGGCTCCAAGGCCCTCGGCGCGACGCCGATCTGGCTCAACGACAATACCGCCGCGTCCGACGCGCTCGTCGCGCAGGCCGCGGCAGCCGGCTTCACCACCGACGCCAACACCAACGATAAGCTGGTGCTGTTCGAGATCGAGCCCGAGGCCTGCCTCGACATGGTCAACGGCTTCAACCATATCGCGGTCCAGACGGGCGCCTCGAACGTCGCCAACGTCACCGCCGCGCGGTTGCATATCTGGGGCTCGGTCCAGGGCGCCTCGCCGCCCACCACCATCGCCTGAGACCGCGCGCAGCGCGAGGCAGTAGGCAGTCGGCGGTAGGCAAGCGCCTGCGTCGCCGCTGCCTACTGCCTATTGCCTATCGCCCACTGGCTTTTCAAGGAGACGACCGATGGTCACCCGCGCGGCTTGGCGCTCTTACGTCCAATACGAGTACGAGGATCTCACCCAGGAGACCGTCGCCTCCGGCGCGCCGTTCCAGTTCGGCGACGATTTCATCGGCGCCGGCCATACCGCCGGCGTCCCCGCCGCCGGCTCTCCCGCCGCCGGCTACGCATGGGTCGAGAAAATCGTCGGCGCTGCGCCGCCGACTGTCGCGCTGGTCGCCAACGCCGGCGGCGGCCAGATGGCCTCGACGCTCGCCGCGACCTCGGAAGCCGAGGAGGCCTCACTCTATTTCAACGATTCGCTGGTGGTCGACACCACCAAAGTTGGGCAGGCCGAGTGGCGCGCCGCGCTCAGCGTCGCGCCAAGCGCGAGTGGCGTACAGGCGGCGCTTGGCCTCGGCTCGGCCTGGGTCGGTGGCCCGACCAATCTCGCCCGCTACATGCTGTTCGGCTGGACCGCCAACGGCAATCTGCTGGTCCAGGCGAAGGACGGCGTCGCCACGACCCATTCCGCCGCCGCCGCGCCGATCGGCGGCTCGGCGATCGCCTCCGATACGAACATGCATGTGTTTCGCATCGAATGGTCGAGCCCGAGCGACATCGCCTTCTATTACGACGGCGCCCGCGTCAATCCGGTCGGCTCGATTGTTTGGGCCGCGACGGGGGCCAACGCGATCCTGCAGCCGTGGTCGACGGTCTACAAGCCGAGCGGCACGGGTCTCGCGACCCTCACCGTCGATAAGATCGACATCTTCAACGGCCGCTAGGCAGACGCCTTAGCGGCCATCCGTAGCGCCCCTGCGGAGCGCAGCCAATGATGACCGCTCCCTTCGACCGCATGATGCGCGGCGGCCTCAACCGAGAGAGAGACGAACATGGCGGCGCAAATCGGCATCAGCGTGATTCCGGCCGTGATCGCTGCGGGGGGATCGCTCTCTCCGGAGGTCGACCTCGGCGCGCAGACGCTGGTCGGGATCGCGATGCCGGCGAGCTGGGTCGCAGCGAGCCTGACTTTCCAGGTCAGCGTCGACGGCGGCGCGACCTGGAATGAACATTACAGCTCGGCGGGCGCCGAGACGACCTTCACCGTCGCCGCAGGCCAATATATCGCCGTCGATCCGACGCTCTGGCGCGGCGTCAACGCGGTCAAGGCGCGCTCCGGAACGTCCGCCTCGCCGGTGACGCAGACCGGCGGCGCGACGCTCAATCTCGTCTGCAAATTCGTCAACTGATGCGCCCCGCGACGCTCATCACCACGGTCGTCACGCCGGCGAGCGTCACGGATTTGACCGACCTGGCGACCGTCAAGAGCGATCTGGCGATCGCGGGGACCGCAGACGACAAGTTCTTCTCCCGACAGATCACGGTCGCGTCGGCGGCGATCCAGTCCTATTGCAACCGCGTCTTCGCGCCGCAGACGATCCAGGACCAGATGTGGTTCGCGCGCGACTCCTGGCCGCGCATCGTGCGCGACGAGATCGCGCCGCTGCAGCTGACGAACTGGCCGACGATCGCGATTGCGTCGGTTGTCGAGACCATCGTCGGCGTCGCGACCACGCTCGTCGAGGGCACCGATTTCCTGCTCGACGCCGAGCACAGCGATCTGACGCGGCTCAACTTGCTCGGCTACCCCACGCATTGGAAGTCGTCGCCGGTCGTCGCGATCTATTCCGCCGGCTACGCCGATCTGCCCGCCGATGTCGAGGAAGCCGCCGTCCTGCTCGTCAAGATGCGCTGGTTCGCGCGCCGCCGCGACCCGCTGGTCCGCTCGCAAAACGCCGTCGGCGTCTTCGAATCGTCCTACGTCATGGGCACCGGCCCCGGTGGGGCCGACGACATGCCCGCCGAAGTCACGGCGCTGATCGACCGCTACCGCGTGCCGGTCGTCGCATAGGAGCCGCCATGAAA